AACTCTGAATAAACCGCAATACTATCTCGACGACGATGGATTTCCAGACAAGTGGATTTACAACGGCGTGCGAATCTGGTTGAATGAAGAAGGCACAAGTTGGCGCATCATCACTGACGAAGTAGATGTATATGATATTGTATATACAGGTGACAATAGCAGCGGTGCTAACATAACGTTTCTACACGGTACGCCCGATGACTTGGAACGACTGGCTATACAAATGAGGTTAACCGATGAAGTATGAAGAAACTACATCAATCTTTCGTTTCACAATCCACAATGTTGAATACCAAGTAATGCCATTCAACGGCGAGGTTGAAGAATTTGTGTGCAGAGGTAGATTGATGACGGATGTCAGCTGGAGCCATGGCATTACCCATCTTAAAACTGTGGATGGAGTCTATGTTGGGTACGCTGGAATTGACATGTTTGAAAAAGATGCAGTTTTTATAGATGGAATAGTATAACGTATGCAGTGTATAATCAGCGGATATGGATATGTAGGTAAAGCTACTGAGTTAATTACATTACACAATTTCTTTCACGGCGACAGTGTGGATATCAATGATCCATACTTGAATATGACTGCGACAACCTGGGATGTCGCTGACTATCATTTTGTATGTGTGCCCACACCTTTGAATGAACACAACACACATTCTTTAACAGCAGTGGCAGATGCAATCGCTGTCGCAGCACAACAGGGATTTAAAGGCGTTACTGTGATACGTAGCACAATGTCGCCGTTGGATTATGACTCATTGAATCTTGATGCGGAACAGACAATTGTATGGCCAGAATTTCTACGTAAATCGTCATGGGAACATGACGCAACAGCGCCGTTGATGTCCATAGTAGGCGGTAAAAATGTAGAACAGTTTGTATCAGACTACGGTAAATTTCCAATTGCATATGTGGGTGATGCAAAAAGTGCATGTATGGCAAAATTGTCAATCAATTCATATTTGGCTGTTAGAACTGTTATCACACATGACATTAGAAAAACCTGCGATGCGTTGAATTTAAACTGGGACAGTGTTAAACAGGTGCTTGAACTAGATCCCAGACTTGGCAGTGGATATTGGGAACAACCCGGCCCAGACAGTGAATGGGGATTTGGCGGCGGATGCTTGCCAAAAGATACCGCCGCAATGTCTACGTTGATGAATACGCTGGGTATTGCACAATCCTATGCAGCATGGGCAGTTGATAAAAACAAAAAAATACGCAATATCAGTTAAACAGACTGTTGACACTGCTGTTGCAGATGCTATGTATTGCAAGTCAACACAGCACAGGAGACAACATTATGAAAGCAGTTCGTCCGTGGCCCATGAATACCGAATGCCCCGAACCCGAGTTTGCAGACTTTAAGGCTGCACTAAATCATGCAAGCTTCCATAACGCTGCTGACAACTCGTCAGAGTGGAAGCACGCTGGTTCACATGTTGCAGCAGCCGCAGCAGTTGCAGACACTGCGGGTTGGCCCTATTGGGCAATGAAGCGCATGTTCGACGAAATTGGTCCGATGGTTGCATGGGATAGCTTTATGCAATCTTATATCAATTTGTTGAAAAAAGACCGTTGACAGCAATTACGACAATTGCTATACAACTGATACAACGTAACACACTGTAGGAGACAACAAAATGGCTAACTTTTTTGCAAATGTCGAATGGAACGAACACGATGTAGAGATGGCGTTCACTGCGGAAATGGAATGGGACGACTACGGTGTTCCCGGTTCGCCCCGCTGGTTGTCGCCCACTAATATCAAATGGGGCAACTACGAAGTTGACGGTATCGAGTTGACTGCTGCTCAAATGTTGGCGCAGTTCGGCAAAGAAGCAGTGGACGAGCTCGACAAGATGTTGGAGCACACGCTGGACGAAGCCGAATGGGAAGAAGAAGAGCCCGACTACGACTATGATTACGAACCCGACTACGAGCACGACGAATATTAATAAAAATGCGGTCAACTGTTAAAAAGCAGTTGACCGCATTTTGCTAACCTGCTATACAACTTACACAGCGTAACACACACAGTAGGAGACTAACATGTCGAACGTAGAACAAACCCAGCGCGAAAAGATGCTGCAACGTGTACTGAATCTTCGTGCAAAAGCCGAGAACGACGGCTCGAGCGAAGCTGAAATGCAAAGCGCATTTGCTGTCGCCGCTAAATTGATGGATTTGTATAACATCGAAGAAGCAGAGCTAGCACTGGCTGAAGCCGAAGGTCGCATTGTATTGGACATTGTCCACAAGAAGTCAGATACTAGCGCATTGGTTGGCGACAAGCATCGTCACAAAGTTATTTTGGCATTGGCTGCAATTGGTGAGTTCACTCACACTCGCAGCGTCTATAATCGCTACTCAGGCAACATCACGTTTACTGGCCACCGTCCAGATACCGAACTTGCCAACTATCTGATTGCTGTGATCAAGGAAGCAATGGAACGCGAATACGAAAATTACCGTCGCAGCAATGTTGCTGTTGGCGGCGGTGCAAAAGCCAGCTTCCAAATGTCAATGGTTAATCGTATCAGCAGTCGACTGTACCTTATGGCACAAGATGCAGAAGCTGAGCGTCAAGCTAACAAGCGCAAAGCCGAACAACTGCAAATTGAAAATGCCGCTACGTCTTCTAGCACGGCACTGATTGTTTGCGAGATTGCTGAGCAGAAGCGCAGAGAAGTCCATGACGCATACCAAACCAAATACCCTAATCTTCGCCGTATGGCTAGCTTTAGCTACGGTGCTAACAGCACTGCTCACAGTGCAGGCCATGCTGCCGGTGAACGTGTTAATCTTGGGCGTGCAATCGGCGCAGGCACTAAGCGTATGATTGCCTGAATAAAACGTGTCAAGTATCAGCAACGATACTTGACACACTCTATTGTACGCTGTAAACACACTGTAACGCAACACAGCGAGGACAAGATGCTGCATACACTGAATTTGGATGGTTGGGAACACACTGCATGGTGCGTTCCAAGTGCAATTGCAATGCTCACCGGCGCACCAGTAGGACATATGCATGTGCGGGCAGCATTTATGCAAAACAAATCGCTGACTGCGGTTCAAGGAGTGTTCCTAGAAGAAGCTGTATTACTGTTACGCGAACAAGGTTACAATGCAACACCCATTGACCTTGCTGCACGATACAGCGCCGCACCCACTATCCGCAAGTTCTTTGCAGAGCGTACTGCATTTGAGTTTTGCATGCCCATTATGTTTTCAACTGCGGGTCATATGATGACTTGCCACATGGGATTTGCAGGAGACAATTGGACCAAACGCCCTGTGCCCGTTGCACAGTTTCCGCAGTTGAGCCGCAAGGTAGTTGCTGCTTGGGTAGTCAGTGAGAAATCAAAATGAATGATGATTACAATCCCAACTACGACAAGTACCCGGCGTTGAAAAAACCTCGCAGGCAAGTGCCAGTAATCATACAGGCCATTGCAATCAATGTAGCGATCAATGCTGTTTCCGCATTGATATTGGTGTTGTTGTTAAAATGAACACAATTCAAAAGAGTACACTAGGAAAAATATGATGCTGTATCTTACTCTGCCTGACATGGACTTGCTGAGCGAGCAACCTAAAAACTATCACTTTGAAAGCTTCACTCCCACGGATGACGCTGTCAAAGAAGGTTGGGTTGTGGTTGCTGTTTATACTCAGTATGACAGTTTCGAACACGGCAACGAAAAATATTACCAAGTCATTGACTTCTACGGTGTGCGCGATGCTGCTATGGCTGCTGCCAACACGCTTTACGACAATGAACGCAACTATGACATCAGTAAGCGAGATGTACAAGATCGCCCACAGGCTTACTTTGCCGATGGCAGGGTGATCAAAAATCTTGCATTTGCCGGATGGGGTAGTAGTTTGGAAGAAATTGTCATCAAACGCTGCAAACTGCAAGAACATCAAGACATCATCCGTCTTAATTGACAGGTTGACATCGCAGTAGCATCTGCTATGTTAACCATACAACGTGTTTGGTAAAAGGCAAACTGCGATGAAAACCTACTCAATCACTATGACTGTGTCTGTCAATGTCACTGTAGAAGCCAGCAGTCTCAAGTAAGCTAAAGCTATAGCGAAGGGGGCATTATTAGAAAATGTATCAGAGTTTGATCGACGTATTGATACAATCGAAAACATTACTACTGTTGAACATAAAGTAAAACGAGGGATCAGCTCATACTGATCGTAACAAAACAAAGGAGACAACAAATGAACGCAGGAACGGCATTTGTATCAGTGTTGGGTATTTTAGGACTGGGGATTTGGTTGAGCTTCTTGTTCAGCTGGCCAGTGTATATGTTGTGGAACGGCTGCTTGCTGACCGCAGTAGACGGTGTGCATGAGATCACTTGGTTGCAGGCCTGGGGAATCAGTGCCCTCTGTGGCTTCTTGTTCAAGTACTCTGCATCTAACACCGTCACTAAAAAGTAACAGGTTGACACAGCTTGTATCTGTGCTACTATAGTTCATAAACGAGGGATCAGCTCACACTGATCGTAACAAACAAAGGAGACAACAAATGAAACACTATCTTAGGTTTGTGCTAACTGCGTTCATCATCGTGGGAAGCCTGGGTTATCTATTGCCTGCGCTGATTTCCTATCCAGACACAGTGTTGGTTCTGGCAGGCATTTTCTATGCAGTGCTGCTGATGCCCACTGCACTCTACTATCTCAACCGCGACTACATCCAGTCGCTGATCAATGCTATCAAAGGAAACTAAAATGAAACTTCGTACTATTGCGCTGATGACAGCTCTTGTTGGTTCAGTGGCTGCTTGCTCATATGTGCCTGCTGGCAACGTTGGTGTCAAGGTCAACATGCTGGGCAGCGACAAAGGTGTTGACACCGAAGTATTGGGACCTGGCAAGTACTGGATTGGCATGAACGAACAACTGTTCCTGTTTCCTACATTCATGCAGAACTATGTGTGGACTGCCGACCTCAACGAAGGTAATCCCGCAGATGAAAGCATCAGCTTCCAGACCGCAGACGGCAACGTTGCACATGCGGACATTGGTATCAGCTACAGCATCGACCCTGAAAAGGTTTCAGATATTTTTCAGAAATATCGTCGCGGTGTTGATGAGATCACTGACACGTTCCTGCGTAACATGGTACGCGATGCACTGGTCAAACAGGCTTCCAACAAGCCCATTGAGTATGTGTACGGTTCAGGCAAAGGCGAATTGATTGCTGCTGTACAGAAAGATGTTTCTGCGCAGGTTGCACCGATTGGTATCAAAATTGACAAGATCTATTGGATTGGAGAGATTCGCCTGCCTACTGCTATCACAGATTCAATCAACGCCAAGAACGCTGCTACTCAGCAAGCACAACAACGTCAAAACGAAGTTGCCACTGCCAAAGCAGAAGCTGAGAAGAAGGTAGCAGAAGCCGACGGTACTGCCAAATCGCTGCTGGCTGTTGCCACTGCGCAAGCCCAAGCCAACAAGATCCTGGCCGAAAGCATCACTCCTGAGTTCATCCAGTATCAAGCACTGGAAAAGTGGGACGGCAAGCTGCCTACCACAATGGTACCCGGACAAGCCACACCCTTTATCAGCATCAAGTAACGGGACACTAAAATAAGATAGGCAGTGTAATTGCTGCCTATTTTTTTATAACATATAAAATCCATAATCATACCAAGTACGATGTTTAATATACGAAATATTGAGAGTTTTTAACTTAGATAGTCTCGGTACCTTAGTATATACGTCTTTTCTAAAAATATTTTTTATAACTGCTACATCTACATTAAATGATATTGCAGCATCTACATATGTATTAAATACCCCGTTTGGTGTAGATAATTTGAATGACATTTTAGAAATACTAATATTTTGTTTGGATATACTTGTTAATTTAGTTTTTGATTTACCGGTCCGTGTCAATGACATTTTTGCACGAGATTCTACTGATGCATGTTTGCCCAAGTTTGCTTTACGTAACTTTTCTCTAGTTTCATTAGTAACTGTATGCCCTGTTAATTTTTTAATATGAGATTCACTTTTCGGTTTACCTTTTAATGCAGCTGATATTTTTAAATTTCTTACAGGATTTGAATTTGAGATAATGCTATTAGCAATGTGAGTTGCTTTGGCACATTCGTAATCTTTAGATCTATTTGTACACATTATATTTGACATATAAAAAAATGCTCTAGCTTGTGATGTTTTAGGGAATATTCTAGATAACATCCAATGTGCTAAAAAATGTTCCCGTGTAGTTAAATGTACACCATTCCATGGATGTGTAGGCAATGCTTTATATTCTGGAAACATATCATTAGCTTTTGGTAGTATATGATGTAAATGTGTTGCATATCGTATGTATACACCAGGTCTAGATTTTATAAAGTTCAAATACCTAGTTACCATATAATGTACAGATTTATCAGTGTGATTATACAAGATTTCTATTGACACAGTGTTACCGTTGTTATAGTGTATTTATACAAACTCGATATACAACTAATAAAGGTGATGTAATGCGCAAGGGTGAAATGCTTAATAATGCACTAGTTCTAATGGTAAATCGCCATGCTGGTCAATTTGACAAGGGCGGAAATCCGTATTCATTGCATTGCCTGAAAGTCATGCACTACCTCAAAAGCGACGACGAAGAACTTCAGTGTATTGCTCTCGCACATGACCTGATTGAAGATACACCTACCACGTTTGCTGAACTCAA